AGCGAGTGTCCTTCCATCACAGTCCTTTCGTGAACGTCCGTTCGGTGATCCTGTACCCGAGCCTCGTCAGGATGCGCTCCGCCGCGCTTTCCCCTTCGAGGACGATGTCCGACATGCAGATGGCTTTCGCGCCTTCTTCCTTGGCCCAACGCTCGAATTCTGCCAGCATCCGCACGCCTTCAACTCGTCCTCGGACATCTTCGTCCATCCACCACGAGGTTTCGAGGGCGACGCGGGCGCCGGGGCTGAACCAGACGGGCTGGAGAATCGCTGCCAGGAAGCCGCGAGGAACGCCGTCAACTTCCGCCACCCACACACGACCATGCTCGAAGACAGCGCCGATGGCGGCTCGCATGTCCTCGTGGCTTGGCGAAAGTGCTGCTGCATAGCGGGTGCCTGCGAAGAACCGTTGTCCCATCGCGGCGATCACGTCGAGATCGTCCGCAGTCGCGAGCCTTACGGGCATGACTGTATTCCTCCCATCATTGGTTACGGGTACTCACCGCATCTCGGAGTACGGGTCGTACTCCTTGGGCTTCGGGTCGAGCCGCTCGCGCACCTCGCGAGGCAGCATCTTGGCGACCGGGTAGGCGAAGGTGAGCGCGAGGGCGTCGGCGATGTCCGGGCTGCCGCCGCCCTGAAGCCGCTTCTTGATGTCATCCTTCGACTCCAAGACGCGCTTGCCGACCGCGTCGTACCAGTACATCGGGGTCGACAGCTCCTGCTTCAGGGTGGTGTCCTGCGGGATGCTGCCACCGTTCTCGAGCCATTCCTTCACGGCCCACCACATCTCGGTGCGCTTGTTGACGAACAGGTTCGGGAACGTGGCCTTGCCGCCGAATGGCACCTCGGTGACCTCGTAGCCGAGCTGTCGCAGGCGGTCGATGACGCCCGAGCCGGCGCCTGCGTCAATGAACACGGCGTCCGGGTCGCGGTCCTCGATGATGCTGGCGACGATGGCCGCGAGGTTCATGTTGTCGATCCCCTGCCGGATGACCGGGTCTTCCATCCGCAGGCCTTGGCGCAGGACGATCACGCTGCGGTCATCCCCGAAGCGGGCCGGGTCGACGCCGATCACCAGCGGGAACTCGAGGACGTCCCCGTCCTGGTAGCGGCGGCTGGCGGCGGCGTCTGCCTCGGACAGGCTGATGAGCTGGTCATCGCCGGCGGCGCTGAAGTCGCAGAGGTATTCGCGTGCGAACGCCTGCTCGGGCATGTCGCGCTGGAGTCGTGCGACCTCCTCGGCGTCGAGCGCGTCCGTGTCGTGGACCGTGTACCTCGCCGCATACCAGTCGGGCAGGGAGCCTGCCCGGTAGAACAGCTCGCTGAACAGGTTGATCCCGGCGGGGGTGCCGATGAACATGGCCCATCCCTTGCGGTCGGAGAGGGCGGGCTGGAGGATGTCGTTCCAGACCTCGGGCTTGATCTGCGCGACCTCGTCAATGACGCAGCCGTCGAGGCGCACGCCGCGGAGTGCGTCAGGGTTGTCGCCGCCGAACAGGCGGATCGTGGCCTTGTTGTGCTTGAACGTGACGGCCAGGTCGGCCTCGTTGATCTCGACCGCGGCGGTGCGGATGAACGGGTCGAGCTTCTGCTTCAGGCGCGCCCAGGCGATGGCCTTGGCCTGCTTCAGGAACGGGGCGACGTATACGAAGAACCCCAGCTCCTGCTTGCAGTTGCAGGCGTAGTCAAGGAGTTCCATGAGCGCCAGTTCGGTCTTGCCGGACCTGCGGTGCAGGGCGAGGACGTTGAACCGCTTGCGCTCGACATGGCATTTATGCTGCCACGCACGGGCCTTGTATGGGAACTCGACATTGATCGTCCTAGGCACGGGGGACGTTGGTCACCACGTTCAGGATGATCCCGCCGTCATGGTCAAGTTGCTGGCGGTCGCCGTACTTCTTTGGGTTCCACTTGGCGAGGAGCTTCAGGCGGGTGTCGACTTGGAGCCGGCGCCACGCCACTTCGACCTGGTCAAGCGGCTGGATGTCCGACAGCGCCATGCACTGGTCGGCGATGATGTCGTGCCCATCTTCGCGTGCGCGTGCGATGCGTAGGGCGAAATCCGGGTCTTTGTCCATCCAGTCGTAAACCGCCGTGAAGTGCGGGTTTCCGTCAATCCTGCACCATTCGCGCAGGGGCCGGCCTTCGGAGATCCACTTGACGAGGGAGTCAGCCTTGTCCTGCGGGACGGGGATCGTTGTTCCCAGCGGTCGCCCGACCTTCCGGCGCACGACGAGGTCGCCGCCAGGCGGTGGGGACTGCGGAGCGGCGCTGGTAGCGGGCGATCTTCGCGACCGTCTGCCAGCGGAGGGAGAGGTGCTTGGCGATGCGACGATAGCCCCATCCACGGTCTTCGTGGAGCACGCGGATGAGGGTGACGGTTTCGTCCGTGATCGTGGCATTGTGGTGGGTCTGGCCGACGCGGCGGCCGTTGTCGTCGTAGGCGACGAGGGTGGTCACTTCTTCCGCTTGCCCTTTGCGCGGACGTCGGCGCGGTTGAACTTCTTGGCGACCTTCATGGGAACGCCGACCTTCTTGGCGAAGGAGCGGGAATGGGCGGCGGCTGCCATGAGGCGGCGCTGGGCGGGTGACTTGCTGGGCATCAGGAATCCTTCGGGACGAGCCGGAGCTCAAACCCGGCTGCGTGGGCGATCTTGAGGACGGAATCGAACGTGGGGCGTCTACGGCCGATTACGGGGGCTGTGGACAGGAGGCACTGCACGGTGTGCGCTCGTAGGGCGCCCTGGGCCTCGAGTCGGCGTGCGAGTGCGCTTCGCGTGGTTCCTGCGGAGGTGAGGCCATGCGTGATCGCGGCCTTCACGTCCTCATACGAGCCGATATTCATTGCCCGCAGTATATCACTGCGAGGTGATGACTTCACCGAAATCCTCGGCGGTTGCCGGCCAGATGATCCTTGGGGTGCCCGGGCCAAGGTAATTCTGCTCGATTCGGTCGGTGACGAAGCAGCGGGCCTCGGCCATCGACATGTTCTCGTTGTCGCGCAGGCGTGCTGCGATCATCTCGGCGCTGTATACGGCGACGGGTATGCAGTTCTCCTCGTCGGGGCGTGGGTACATGATCCCGAGCAGGCAGTCATCGAACTGCGCCAGGAGGATGGGGTTGTGCTTCGGTCTGCGCTTTCCCGCCATGCGGGCGATGCTACAAAGCGTTCGTTTCGTTTCGCGTGCGCGTGGGAAACGATGATTTCTTCAGGCATCGCGCCTGGGCGTGCGGCGGTGCTTGTGCTCTCGGCAGTATTCGACCATGAGCCCGAGGATGCGGTCGCTGTCCGGGTCGATCCCGAGCCGCTCCTTCGCGGCCTTGATCTCCTCGGGGCTTGCGGTGGCGAGGATCGCCTTCGCCTCGCGGTCCCATTCTGCCAGCTCGGCCTCGGTCGGGCCGCGTGTCTCGTCGATGTAGCGCTTCGTGCTCTCGACCACGTGCTGGCCGGGGTTCCCGTGCCCGGTGATCTTGCAGTACTCCTGGTGGATCGCGGCGAGGTCCGGGACGCGGCTGCGCTTAAGGCGGTTGTTGTCCATGCACAGTCGCAGCTTCTCCTGGTCAAGGTGGCACCATCGGCTGTTGATGAGGCCGGCCTCGGCCTCGGTCGGCTTCCAGCGGGGCCAGAGGGACACCATGTAGCGCTTGTTGTCTGCCCACGTGATCTGGTCGTTCATGGCCTGCCTTTCAGAATGGGGTCCAGTTCGGGTCTGCTTCTGCTTCATGGCGGCGCCGCCGCCGGCCCCCCTTGAGGGGGGCTATAGGGGGAGAGTTCTCTTGAGAGTTCCCTTTAGAGTTAGGGGGCCGCTGTGGCACCATCGGAGGGGCCGCTGTGGCACCACCCAGGGGCCGCTCAGGCACCACTGGTGCCGCTGTGGCACCACCCATAACCACGGTGTAGGTCAGGGACACACGGTCGTGGTGGGTCGCCAGGATGCCCTTGGCGCGCAGCTCGGCCACGGCCCGCTTCACGGTGCGGACGCCCAGGCTGGTCAGCATGGCAAGTCGGCGCTGGCTCGGGAAGGCGGTCTGGCCATGGGACGCGATGGCGACGAGCACCAACTTCTGCACGCCCGTGAGGCCGCGCAGCTCGAGGATTTCGGTCGTGATGGGTCGCGCCATCCGTGCGTCACATGACCGGGGCAAGGCGGGGAGCGGCTGGCGAGCTGACCCGCCCTGCCCACGGTCGTTGGTTGTCGAACGGTGCCAGCCGCTCGTTCCGCGCATGGTAACGACCGGATTCCGGCGGTCAACCCTTGACTTCCCCGAAATGCCGGGTTACCGTTCCCGCGTCAGGCGCGCCTCTCTGACGAGGCAGAGCGGCAAGTCGCCGCCGAGCGCGGCGCGACCTGACTGAACCCCCGGAAGCGCCCCGCGTCGACCTCACGGTCCGCGGGGCGTTTCGTTTCAGGCGTGTGACAAACTCACCACACTTGTCGACAACTGTAGTCACTTTGTCACATGACTAGTTTGCTGGTCAGGTGGGCAGCGCCAGGTCTTAGCCTGGCCTGCCCGATGGCGGAATGCGTTTGCTACACCAAGGGTGCGCTGCACCGGGCCGTGCCTCGCGGCCTTTCTGCCGATGCCCCTGTGAGTGTTTGGGGCCGAAGCCACCTCAGACTCACCCCTCCGCAT